CCGCCAAGAACTGTAGCTGAGTAATTACTGCCTGTATCAGAATTATATTGCAACTTAAAAGTAGGAGAACCAGAGGTGCATTTTCCATTGACTACCAATACTAAATCTGTATAAGCCCCCGAGATGCTTGAAAATGTAACAGATGCAGCAGCAGAGCCTAGAGTCTGAGTTGCTAAGGGAGTGTATGTAGATCCAGCGGCCATTGTTATGCTCCCTTAATTCCGTATAGGGCAAAAGATGAGTATTGAGCAAGATTGTTTGCTTCAGAGTAGAGTTTTATAGAAGTGATGGCAGAAGTTGAAGTCCATAAACCACTACGCAAGTTTATCTGACCTACTGGGGCTGTTCCTGTGTTGTAATCCATACCACACAAAGAGCGCAAAGTTTTTGCTTTAGACGTATTGGCATAATCTAAAATGTCTATAACTGCCACGCCGAAAGAATTAGCGAGCTGACTAGACCTAGGCAAAAGTCCTGTGCGTATCGTTGATTGTGTAGTTCCAGCAGCAGCAGATGCAGCAGATCCATCGCCTGTTAAATCATGGTAGGCGTAATTAGATGCTGTATCCGCGTTAAATTGAACTTGTAAATAATCTGTTCCTGTGCCAGAAGTAGTGGATCTACCAATTCCTCTAATCTGCAAATGCGTATAAGTACTAGGTATGCTGCTAAAAGTGATTGATGCTACTCCACCAGCTCCAACAGTAGTTGTAGCAATAGACTCATAAGCGGTAGTAGATGCTGCTACTCCGCTAGAGGCAATGATGCCAATTAAAGGATTGAGCATTACGCAATGCCACCGACTACGATCCATGAATCAGTTGCAATCTTGATGCAAGCTGCTGACTTATAGCGAGCAAGGACTGGCTGTGCAAGGACTGCACCAGCACTTACCACAGTAGTAGTACCAGAAGTAACAGCATTGATTGTAGTTACTCCTGCACCCTTCTGATAGACCAGCAAGGTAGTGCCAATAGGGAAAGCGTATGTCGCATCTGTTGGGATGCGGAAAGTGTTAGCTGCTGCGTTATCCATTGTGCAGATTGAATAGAGACCATCGGCCTTGACTGCTGTGTAAGTAGTGCCAGTCTGTGCATTGAGTGTAAGACCAGCGAACTCAGTGTCGATGTCTTGACCAAGCAGGGCAATGGCTGTAGCACCATTCTTTACTAGATCACTTGATGTAGGTACATCAAAGCCAAAGTTAGTAGTTGTAGTTGCCATTAGGTTAGTGCTCCAGTCGCGTTAGTCCAAGTTAGTATAGCATTTACGCCTGTCCATACGAGCGAAGCAGGCAATACTGTTTCCCACTGGGTAGTGGATAGTGAGAAGTCTGTAGCTGAGATGTAAAGGGTAATCTCTGTAAAACTTGGTGTTGCTCGCAAGGCCACATTCTCGACAAAGCCATCGAATGACCCACCGAACAAGTTAGTAGGCAGGTTAGTAATTAAGACAGGCTGACCGAAGAACACGCCAATAAGTGAGTCAAGCATTGCGCTAGGCATGTCTGGATTATCTAGTCTAAAGGTAATTGCTCCGAGAGAGGCTCTAGGGTTCTTGCGTAGGTTTAACTCTCTAGAGGCAATGTCAGTGATGTCTAGAAGGTTCTTAATGTTAGAATCGACTGAACGCTCAAAGAGGCCGTATGAGGCTATAGAGTCGCTATCAGAGGTGCTGTAGGTCGAGCCATAGGCTGTGGAGTAGCGATAGATAAGGCTGTTGCGAATGCGGGCAATCTGTGTCTGAGACTGGATACTGCTAGGAGTTGCATAAGCACCATCAAGGTTAGTAAAGCCATTAGTGGCAAGGTAGTTAGATCGATGGTCTGCATCGTCATAACTAACATCCCCGTCCTTCTCCTCATAGACAGTGCCTAGTGCGCTAGTGGCAATCTGGTCTGCAAGGGTCTGAGACTTAGCAGATGCACTAGCTGCAAGTGCAATCATCGTGTAGAAGCCTGCGTCAATAGTTCCGATAGAAGTCTCGGCTTCTGCCCATGTAACAGTTGCTGGATAGGTTGCCCAAGTTGTAGTAGGCGTAACTTCTGCCCAAGTAAGGTTGAGAGCTTGGCCTAGTATTTCTGCAATCTGTGCGCCATCTAAACCTTCTGCTAGGGCAGTGTTATAGACAGCCTTAGTCAGTTTAGCCAGTGATCCGATGCCTAGAATTGTGCCAGTAGTTATGTAGCCAGTCTCGTCTGGACTTCTGACACCAATACTAAAGTCTGATACTTCTCCACCAAATACAGTTACATAAGTACCGCTAGAGTTCTTTAATTCTAAGGTGATTGGTTCAGTTACATTGATGGTGAAATCTGCTCCAGTGGTGTTAATAATCTGAACTTGGCAGTAGCCAGCAGTAGCTTGTCTATCAATGTCTAAGCGACCAGAGGCAAAGGACACAGAGGTGACAGTCGTATAAACATCATCACCTACTGTCACACGCCATTCTGGTAGCCATGTCATTATCGAAGCCTTAGAGTTCCACGATCTACAGCGCCCTGCAAATACTGGTCTAGAGTTTCAGCAATAGCGTTAGGGTCTCCTACACCAGTCTGGATAGTTATGTTAAAGCTGTTGAGAGAACTATTAGCAAATGCTGCTGCATCTGCTGCATTCTGTGCATCTAGCAGGTCAGCCATTGCATTGGCTCTTCTTGTAGCTGCATCGGCGAACTCTAAGATTGCTGCCATTGACACGCCGCTTGTAGGAATCTTTTCTACAAAATCTCCAACAGGGATTCCAGAAGAACTAGATCCGCTTGAACCACTTATTTTAGGCTGACCAGTTAAAGCATTCATGGCGTTTAATTTGGCAATAGCAGCATCTAGATTGGCAAGGTTAATTAAGTCTTTAGGCTTGAGACTATCAAGAATTGATTTGATGTCTTTTAGTTTTATATCCTGTAAGCCTAAAGCACCAAGAATCTTAAGATCAGCATTAAGTTTGTTAGTAGCAGCAATGATGGATGCTTCATCCTTAGAGGCAATAGCATCCTCTAGGGCAAGGATTGACTTCTTAACATTGAGACGAGCAGTGTCGTTAGCAATCTGCAACAACTGAGCCCCAGTAGTTGCCTTACCTAGTTGCTCTGCCTGAGATGTAAGAGCTGCTGCAATTTGGATTTTGTCCATGTCAAAGACTGACTCGCCTTTGAGAAGGGCTGCCTCACCCTTAGCAATAATTGCTTTGGCTTTGTCGGCTGCTAACTGCTTATTTTTAAGAACTAGTCTTTCACGCTCTCTGCGCAAGGAATCCTTTTCTAATTTAGCCAGCAGTTCTTGTTGTCGCTTCTGAGTAAGAGTAAGTTTAACTTCTTTTTCTTTAGGCGCAACATTGACATTAACCCCGAATTGCTTGCCCACAAAGCCTGAAAAGATTTCTCTAGGTAGTTTTTTAAGATTAGCAATTAAGGTTGGAATGACACCAATAGTTCTACCAGTCTGGACTGTGACTTTAGCAAGTGCGCTTGCAATGGTCTCAATTACATAAGCGGCATCTGAGGCATCTGTGCCACCACCAATAAGAGCAAAGGCATCAACTAACCCGCCACCGATAATCTCTGAGGCATTAGATGTTGCAACACTGAGAACATTAAACTTGTAAGCAGTAGTATCTAGATAATCCTCAGCTGCGCCTGCGGATCGCTTGAGGATAACCCCAAGAATCTCATTAAATGACTTAGATGTAAGTTCTGCTCTAGTTAAGCCTGTGTTGTATTTAGAAAGCCCTCTAGTAATGCCTACATAACCTTTGCCTAAATCCTCTGTTACAGTCGCTAAATCAATACCAGATGCTCGGCTAATTGTGATGGCATCATTGAGAAGCTTCTGAGACTGGACTAATGAGCCAGTCGTGGTCAGCAAGCCCTGAAAGGCTGGACGCAAAATATCATCTGCAACTGCGGCTGATTTCTCTAAGTTGGATATAAAATCAGCAATAGCAGGATTGGCAAAACCAATGCCTAGATTCTCAACTGCTCTGCTGAGTCGAAGGGCTGCTGCTTCATCATCTGCGAATGCCTTAGCTGCTGCCTTGCCATAAGCAGTAATAGCGGCAGCACCAAATGCTAAACCTAAACTACCTGCTAATTTCTTGGCAGTTCCAGATAGTTTTCCTAGAGCAGTCTCAGCTTGCTTAAATCCTTTAGCATCAAACTTGGACGCAATGTTAATTACTTCTTGATAATTCACGCTGCTCTCCCTAATGCTCCAGCTCTAGATCTCTTTAACAATTCTAGTTCTGCTGTAGTAATTGCCTTATTGACAATGCCTTCTGCAACGCCTTTGTTTTGAGCCCATGCTCTAAAGATTAAACGACCACGACCCTTAAGGCTTCCTGTAAGTGGAGGCATAGCAGCAATAAATTGCTGTCCAGCTTTAGGGTTACGAGAGTGTGAATACTTTTTACCTGCTGGGCCTTTAGGGCCTACCCACGGCTGACCTTGTGCGCCGTTACGACCAGCAGATTCATAAATAGCACCTGCGCGAGAATTGTTAAATACCGAAGCCATAGAATTAAAGCCTTTAGCATTTCGCTTTGTAACTGCTGTGCTAAAACCAATCTTAGATTTAATTGTTGAAGAAGAATATGTAGGGAAACTTCCCTCATTAAAGGATCTATCAGACCAGCCGCTTAAAGGTGATTGAGACGGAACATAACCCCTAGCTGTTTGTGCTATTGGGGCGAGACCGCGCTTTAGTTCAATCTTAAGAGACTTCTCTAAATCAGGAGCAAAGCGGCGCAATGCTTTGCGAAGGTCAGCGTTTCCTCTTAGTTCTATTTGCATCGCTCACCTCTTTCGCCTCATCCTTTAGCCCCTGCACAAGTGCATCGAGCATGGTGTTATCTAATTCCAATAGTGCTTGTGGCGGGATCTGCAACCTAATACTCAGTCGAGCGATTAGGTAGGTGAATGGCAGATCTCGCTTTATGCTAAAGGGTCAGAGTCTAGAACCTCAACACTTTTCAGTGTCTCGATAAACTCCATCCCAAAAGGCTTTACAGTTTCACCTGTCCTGCGGATAACCTCATGAGCCAAAAGATAGACATGTGACTGTTTTTCTTCTTCACGAAAAGCACGATGAAAACCCATTTTAGTCTGTTGCTCAAAGAAATACTCCACTGCTGGAGTAATTTCTCCCTCAACAACACTTCCATCTGTCTTAGTAATCTTTAGTTTTGCCATTGGTTAGCCCCTTTGTTATTTCTTACGCGGTTGTAACTACGATTGTACCCATGACATTCCATGTCACAGACTGAGTTGATAGATCAGCAACAGCACCATTGACAGGTGTTGTGTTATTGATTAAGCAAGTCATTGTGTAAAGTGGATTCTCAGCAGATGTAACTGCTGATGTCTGCTTGAAAGTCACAGTAACGCTTGTGCCCCAAGTAGTGTTTAATGTTTGAAGTGTCTTTGCAGATGCTGAATCGTTTAGGAAGTCGATTGTGATGCTTGAAGCTTCCAATCCCTTTACGAACTTGTGACCTGTGTCACCAAGAGCTGTTATCTCCAGCTCATCGAATGAACGGTTAATGACCACATTTGTGACCAGTGTTGAGAGATCAACCGAATTAACAGTTAGAATCCCAGTATTTGCTAAATAAACTGCCATCGGATTATTCCTCTTCTTTCTTAGTTACTGGCTTTG